TCAGGTGTTCAGGCTATCTTCGGGACGAAATCTGATAACCTGAAAACAGATATGGACGAGTACATTCGTAACCATTAATTCAGGTGTGGGGAGTGCAAAGGGGAGGCGAAAGCCTCCCTTTTTTTGTCTTTTTTTCATTGATTTTATTGAGTTATTTATTTTCACTGTCCACATCATGACCTCCACTCAAAGATTGACCACCTTCAGATACAAAAAAGCCTGCACGCGGCAGGCTGATTGAAAACTGAGAGCATCAAAACGCTAAATCAAACTGATCATCACCCAAGTGCCCCGGCAAAAACAGATCGCGGGGTAGGGGGGCGGTATTATTACGGCTGGGTTGAGATAGGATTTTATCGACTGATTGCAGCGTGGTGAAGGTACAGCTGCAAAGCAGGTTTTGACACTGGTGATAATTCTCTTTGGTATTGACGGTTATCATTCTGCTGGTACGGGTGCGAGTAACGGCACCACATTGTGGGCATGACATCATGATAATAACTCCAACCTTTTCGTGCTTGGCTAAAGTATAACCTATTCATTCCCCAAATTCTTTTACTCTGTTTCTTCTCCGGCCATATCCAAATCGGTAATTTTCACTTCAAAATTCAGTGCGGTAGTAAAGCCATTATCACCGATGGTGTGCGTGACTTGGGTAATTATCCACGCCGCCTGATCAATTTCTGGTTTAAATCCCTGCATCACGGCGGGCAGTTCTGGGAATAAGTCAGCACGGCCGCGCGCCAGTGTCATGGAAAATTCAGCCGCGCCGCGTTGCAGCTTAGACCAACGCGCGGCAGCGGCGCGACGTGCTGCCCGTTCTGTCTTGAAGGTTTCCCGCATCACAAAAACATTCCCCTCGACACCTTCCAGATAGTTTCCCTCCTTGCTGGTCGATGCCGGAGTCTTTACTTTCAGCGGTGTTTTGCTTTTCCGCTTGCGGCGAACACTGGTTTTTTGTGGTTTACCGTAATTAAGATCCAGCCAGTAAGCGGTAACGCCGGTGTAGGCGTCGCGGTCAGCGACCCGAAAACTGTGTTTGTCACCACTGGCGCGAGTGATGGTGATGGCCGGTAACAGCTTGCCGCTTTGGGATACCGCGCGCCCTGGGTGCATAAATAGCAACATGCCGTTTTTGATGGTGGTGATTGCGCCGAGTTTTTCCGCCATGCGGGTTAAAAAGCTGATATCTGACTCACTGGTCTGGTCGGCGTGGTCGATATCTATCTTGCCTAAATCCTCACTGACTCCGGCTTTCAGGTCATAGCGCGATGCAATGCTGGCAACCAGTTTACCAACGGTAATACCGTGCCAGCTGTACTCCCGTTTTACATTAAAGGTGTCACGAAAATCGGCACTGCGGGCGGTGACAATCAGATGATCCGGCGGGCCGCTGTGGCTGATTTCATCCACTGTAAAGCGGCCTTTATTGACCAGTGGTTCACCTTTCCAGCCGAGCGCAATATCAATCTGCGCCCCACGTGCAGGCAGGGCAACTTTCTGATCGGCGTCGTCAATGACCAGTTCCAACATATCGGCTTCAAATCCGCGATTATCGGTCAGCGTTAAACTGATCAGCCGGTCGTTAACCGTGGTCTGAGTTTTGCCGCCTATTTTGATATCAAAGGCGGGGCGTGGGGTGAGGTCGTCTGGGAGTAATTGCATGGGGTAATTTTGCGGGGAAATGACGTGCAGACAAACCGCTGTTTACTGTGTCAGCCCTGATACAACAAGCAAGCGATGATTTACGCGCGAGGTTGGTTGATGATTTCGGCAAGGATTAATCCTTTTCGGAGCGTACCCCAATGGCAACAAATTATCACCACGGTGTGAGCGGTGAGGAAACCACAGACACATCGACCATCATTAACGATATCGACTCCGCCGTGATTGGTGTGGTCTGTACGGCGGACGATGCTGACGCCGCCACCTTTCCGCTGAATACGCCGGTATTACTGACGCGGGTTAAAAACGTGCTCGGCAAAGCGGGGAAAACCGGCACATTACGCCAAACCCTGAAGGCCATTTCCGATCAAGCCAGCCCGCAAACCGTGGTTGTTCGTGTGGCGGAAGGCGGTACGGAAGAGGGCGAAAAGAGCACCGAAACCAATGTGATCGGCGGCGTGGATGAGAACGGACTTTATACCGGTCTTTATGCTTTGTTGGTTGCAGAAATGCGCGTTGGCGTGAAGCCGCGCATTATCGGTGCGCCGGGGCTGGATACCTTGGCAGTGGCGAATCAAATTGCCATTTTTGCCCGCGAACTGAAGGCGTTTGCTTATATCAGTGCCAATGGCTGCAAAACCATTGCCGAGGCCAAAATTTACCGCAAGAACTTTATTCAGCGGGAAGTGATGGTGATTTATCCCGACTGGCTGGCCTATGACAGCGAAGCTGAGAGCAACGTTGTGGTGCCCGCACCGGCTTATGCGTTGGGGTTGCGCGCCAAGATTGACGCGGATATCGGCTGGCATAAAACCCTGTCCAATGTGGCGGTCGATGGTGTGCTGGGGACATCTGCGGATATCTATTTTTCTCTGCAAGGTAAAGACACTGACGCTGACGAGCTGAACAGCAACCACATCACCACACTGATCAAGCAAAAAGGCTTTCGCTTCTGGGGTTCCCGCACCTGCGAGGAAGAGGTGTTTATTTTCGAAAGCTATACCCGCACCGCGCAAATCCTGCTGGATACCGTCGCAGAAGCGCATTTTTATTACATCGATAAGCCGTTAACGCCGTCACTGGCGAAAGATGTTATCGACGGTATCAACCGTAAATTGTCGGCCTATGTTACCGCTGGTCGCCTGCTGGGTGCCCGTTGCTGGTATGACACCGACGTCAACACCATCGACACGCTGAAGCTGGGTAAGTTGACCATCCGTTACAACTACACACCAGTGCCGCCGTTAGAAAATCTGGGGTTGATTCAGGAATTCACCGACGACTATTTCGCGAGCTTTGCGAATGCCGTCAATAGCTAAGGGTTATCACTATGGCATTGCCAAGAAAACTTAAGTATTTCAACGTCTATGTCAATGGCGACAGCTATCTGGGGCAAGCCTCGGAACTGACGCCGCCGAAGCTGACTATTAAGACGGAAGATTATCAGGGCGCAGGTATGCCCGGTTCGGTCGCGGTGGATCTCGGCTTTGAGGCGGGCGCGCTGGATATGGAATTAACCCTCGGTGGGCTGGCCCCTGAATTACTGAAATTGTGGGGTACGCCTACCGCTGACGGGGTGCAGTTCCGTTTTGCTGGCTCCTATCAGGCGGAGGATACCGGCGAGGCTATCCCGCTGGAAATTCAGACGCGCGGCCGTTACACCGAGCACGATCCCGGCAGTGCGAAACAGGGTGATGATACCAGCCATAAATACACGCTGAAAAACACCTACTGCAAGATAGTGGCAAACAACGAAGAGCTTTTCGAGCTGGATGTCCTGAACATGATCTACCGGGTGAACGGTGTGGATATGCTGGAAAAACACCGCGCTAACATTGGCCTTTAATCTGGAATTTATTTATGTCGAATACTGTTGTTTTACAAACGCCTATCAAGCGCGGTAAGTCAGTTATTAAAGAGGTTTCTTTGACTGGCGCGCTGAAACAGGCTGGTTCCTTACGTGGCCTGAAAATGTACGACATTATTACCACCGATGTTAACGCCCTGATTAAGCTGTTGCCGCGCGTCACTTCTCCAGCCCTGACCGAGATTGAACTGGTCACGATGGATACCTGGGACTTCTCCCAACTGGCGCAAGAGGTTGTTACTTTTTTACAACCCGCCTCGGAGGGGGATTCGACGACCACGGAAACCCCTCCAGCGAATTTGGATTTAGCCAAATAGAAGATGTGATCGCTGATATTGCCTTTGTTTTTCACTGGTCATTGCCTGATCTCTGGGCAATGACCGTGCCCGACCTTTTAGCCTGGCGTGAGCGCGCTGCGGTACGCTGGGGAACCACGGAAGAGTAAGTCATGACTGACCGCAACCTATCGATAAAAGTGGCTTTAGGGGCGGTCAATAACCTGACTCAACCTTTTAATGCCGCCCAAAAAAGTACCGCCGCTCTAGGGCGGCAAATCAAAGCCACGCGCGACAATCTGCGCGATTTACCCAAGCAAGCCGCCAGTTTCGACAAGCTGGCCGAATCCAGCAATAAAGCCGCCGCCCGTATTGAGAAATTGCGCCGGGCCTCTGACGCGGTGAAATCCCTCGATAACCCTACCCAGAAGCAGATTGCCGCTGTACAAAAGTGGGATAGCCGCTTGGGTAAGTTACAGGAAAAACAGACCGTTGAAGTGCGGCGGCTAGCTGAACTGCGCGCCAGTCTTTACCAGCACGGTGTTTCGGTTGCCAGTAACAGTACCGCCACCGAGCAAATCACTCACCGCACCGCCCAATATAACCGCCAGTTGCAACTGCAAGAACAGCGACTAAAACGGGTGGCAGCAGCGCGGACCAGCTACGATCGCGGGCAAGAGCTGCGCGGCAAGTTGCAATCCGGCGGCATGACGGCACTTGCCACCGGTGCAGTGATGGCGGCCCCGGTGGCGCTGGCGCTGAAGAGTTACACCGGCATGGAAGATGCCATGAAAGGTGTGGCAAAACAGGTTAGTGGCCTGCGCGATGATAACGGCCAGCGCACCGCACAATTCTATGAAATGCAAAACGCCATTAAAGACGCGGCCGAGCAAGCCCCTTTGCCGGGTGGGGCTGCTGACTTCGCCGCTCTGGTGGAAGGCGGTGCGCGCATGGGCGTGGCAACCGAGGGGGCTGACTGGGCACAGCAGAAAAAAGAGCTGCTGGATTTTGCCAATGTCTCCGCCAAGGCGTCTAAAGCCTTTGAGTTGCCCGCCGGTGAACTGGCGGAAAGCCTCGGTAAAATCTCTGGCCTGTACAAGATCCCCACCAAAGATATTGAGCAACTGGGCGACGCCCTGAACTATCTGGATGATAACGCCCAGTCAAAAGGTGCGGATATCATTGATGTGTTGCAACGCATGGGCGGCGTGGCTGACCGGCTCAACTACAAGCAGGCGGCTGCGCTGGGTTCGACTTTTCTGTCACTGGGCGCACAGTCTGAAATTGCCGCCAGTGCCGCTAATGCTATGGTGCGCGAACTGTCGATTGCTACCATGCAAAGCGATAAGTTTCTCGCCGGGCTGGATGCGCTGGGCATGGATGAGAAAAAGATAGAAAAGGCGATGTCGGTCGATGCCATGGGCACCCTTCGCGAAGTGTTGGGTGCGGTTAAAAAGTTGCCCGATGTTGACCGGCTGCGGGTACTCACTCAGCTGTTTGGTAAAGACTTTGGTAAAGACGTTGGTAAAGATGCTGCCAAGCTGGTGAACAATATTGATGAGCTGGACAGGCAACTCGCCCTGACCCGTTCGGCAGGTTCCAAAGGTTCGATGCAGAAAGAGTCTGATATTGATAAAGACTCTATTTCGGCACAATTGCAGTTGTTGAAATCTGGCGGTGGAAATGCACTCAGTTCGATGGGGGAAACCCTGCGTGCGCCGATGCTGGAGGTGGTCGAGACCTTAAAAAATATGATTGGCGGCGTGCGTCGTTGGGTTGAAGCTAACCCCAAACTGGCAGGCACCATCATGAAAGTGGTGGCGACATTGTCGATTGCCACCATTACGCTGGGTGGGCTGGCGCTGGCTGCGGCGGCCTTGCTGGGGCCGATGCTGGCCCTGCGGTTGGGGTTCTCGTTACTGGCCGGTAACGGTGGCTTAAGCATAATGCTGGCACGACTCGGCAATATGCTGAAATGGGTGGCGACTTCACCGCTTCGCCTGTTGGGCAGTATTGGCGGTACGGTGTTTGGTGCGCTGGGGTCTGTGATTGGTTTTCTGTTAAGCCCTATCGGGCTACTGGTTGCCGCATTGGTCGGGGCTGGCATCCTGATTTATAAATATTGGCAACCGATACAGGCATTTTTCAGTGGGTTCTTTACCGGATTGGTAGAGGGATTGCAGCCGGTGAAAGCGGCCTTTGCGCCACTGGCCCCGATATTTGACGCCATCGGCAGCGCGATTGGTCGAGTGTGGAACTGGTTCACTCAGTTGCTTTCGCCGGTCGAATCGTCGAAAGCCTCACTGGAAGCGGCAACCAATGCCGGTAAAACCTTTGGTGAAGTGGTCGGCGCGGTAATTAGTGGGTTGTTCTGGCCGGTAGAACAGCTTGCCAAGGGACTGGGTTGGTTACTGGAAAAACTGGGGGCCATCCCTAAAGCGGCGGATGCGGCCAGCGGTGCGGTGGCAGCGATGAACGGGCCAAAAGCGCCGGTGATGTATGAATGGGATCCGGTACTGCAAAAAATGGTGGCAGCAAAATCCGCCTGGTCGTGGAGTCCTGACAAACCGGTGGCCGGAAACAGCAGCGCCATGGCAAACGCGGCAGCGTCACCGATTGCCAGTGCACCCACGACGGCCCCGTCGATTTATGGAGCAGTTGACCGCAGTAAAAAGAAAAAAGGCAGCGGGGATAGCCTCGCCAGCAGTTCACCGGTGACGGCGGTAGCGGATAACGCGCGGGATAAACTGGGCGATATTGTGTTTAAGAATGTGCCGGATTATCTGCCGCTGGCCTCGCCCTATTTATCCGCTCCGACAAAAGCAGCGGCTCAGCCTGGCCTGTTGGCAAGAATGCAGCAGAGCGCCAGCGATATGCTGGCCCGCACGCGAGATATGATCGCACCAGGTAATGATTTTGACGCGTTATCACTGGCCGGTGATATTCCACAGCTGGCGAGAAAACCGCTTAGCGCACAACGAAGCGGTGGCCCAATTTCCTATGAAGGTGATCGCTACGACATCACAATCAAACTAGAAGGTCAGCAGGCGGCCAGCATAGACGAAAATAAACTGGTCAATATGCTGTATGACAAAATCGCCGCACTACAGCGCCAGAAAGAATCCCGCCGCCGTTCCACTTTTACCGACAGGGAGCAATAATCATGATGATGGTTTTCGGGTTATTTGTGTTTGAACTGCGCACCGCGCCTTATCAGAATCTGGGGCAGGAAAGCACCTTCAGGCACGTCAATAACAGTCGGGTAGGGAAGTCGCCACGCTATCAATATATTGGCCCCGGTGAAGATAAAATCACGCTGGGTGGGACGTTGTACCCGGAGGTGACCGGCGGTGATGTGTCGCTGGCGGCACTGCGTACCATGGCCTACACCGGCAAAGCCTACCCACTGATAGAGGGCACTGGCGGGATTTATGGCATGTTTGTGATTACTGGCATCAGCGAAACCCGCACTGAATTTTTTAAGGATGGCAAAGCGCGGAAAATTGAGTTCTCGCTCAGTCTGGAAAAGGTCAGTGAAGATTTGCGCGAAATGCTGGCCGATATGGATATGGATATGGATATGGGGTTGGGATTGTTGTGA